TAGAGGACACAATCAACTCACTCAAGGAGTCAAGCCCTTACCTATTCCAAGCAGAGGACAAGTGGCCTAACCCTAATATCTCTGTGCATGGAAATCCACCAGCAGAAACTGGATATGATCATCTAAGCGCAGAGGACAAAGCCCTATTTGAAGGCTTTGATAGCGTATAAAACCAAAAATAAAGAAAAGAGGAATATTACACATGGCAGTAAATTACGCAACTAAATTTGATGAAAAAGTAGATGAGCGCTTTACTAAAGAGGCCCTATCTACTGGTATTGTTAACCAAGACTTTGATTTCCTTGGAGTTGACACCGTCAAGGTTTACTCTATCCCTACATCAGGAATGAATGACTACAAGACAACTGGGCAAAACCGTTACGGCGACGCTGAGGAGCTTGGAAATACAGTTCAAACTATGACAATGAAGAAAGATCGCTCTTTCACATTTACAATTGACAAGAAATCTGAACAGGACACAAATGGTGTCATGGAGGCTGGAAAAGCCCTTGCACGTCAGTTGTCAGAAGTCGTTATTCCAGAAGTAGACACTTACCGTTTTGCAACAATCGTAGCTGGTGCAGATACAGATCATATTGCTACTGGTTCAGTAACTAAAACAAATGCCTACGAGCTTGTGCTTGATGGTCAGGTTAAACTAACTGACGCTTTCGTTCCAACTGCTGGCCGTATCTTGCATGTATCTCCTAAATTCTACAAACTCATCAAACTTGACCCAACCTTTGTGAAAAACTCTGACCTTGGTCAAGAAATCACTATCAATGGTCAAGTAGGTATGATTGACGGCTTGCCAGTAGTCTTGACACCTACATCACGCCTGCCACAAAATGTAGAGTTTATTATTGCTCATCCTGTAGCTACTCCATCTCCTGTTAAATTGGAAGACTACAAGATCCACGATAACCCACCAGGAATTAATGGCAAACTCGTTGAGGGACGTATTCGTTACGACGCTTTCGTTCTTGACAACAAGAAGAAAGCTATCTATGTTCACAAATCAGCTTAGTGAAAGGGGATAAAAATGAACGATTCTAACATTGAAGAGACTTTGGTTGTATCTAAAGAAACTGAAGAGGAGCCAGAAGTAAAATATCCAAAAACATTGAAAAAAGATGGAGTAACGTTTACTCTATCTGACCCGATTATGATTTCAGCCTTTGAAAATCAAGGATACGAAGTGGAGGAATAAAATAAATGGCTAAATTTAAAGCTAAAACAAACTTTTTTATGGCAAAAACAGGGCAGCAGTTTGATGCAAATAATGCGTATGAAATGACAGTTGCTGAAGTGGATGAAATTAATAGACAGACACTTGCGGAATATGGAGACAACTGGCTAGAAGAAATCGAGCAAGTTGTCCCATCTCAAGAACCAACTTCAGATGTAATTCCAGGACTTTCTGAAAATCCAGATTATTTAATTTAAGGCGGTGAAGTCATGACCTACTTAACAAAAGATGAATTTAAGGACTTTGGTTTTGATGAGGTTGAGGAGTTTGAAAAGCTACTAAAGAGGGCAGAGATTGCTATCAACCTCTTTCTTAATAATTTCTACAGCTTTGTAGATTTTGAAAAAGAGATTAAGCACAGAAAGCAAGCTGTCAAACTGGCTACGGCTTTCCAGATAGCATATTTGGACGCTAGTGGGATCACTACGGCTGATGATAAGCAATCAGTCTCTACTGTGGTTCTAGGGCGCACTCATATCACCTACCAAAACTCATCTAGCCAGTCTTTAGAGAGTGCTAGGTATAACTTATCACTTGACGCCTTGAATACTCTGAAATCGGTAGGATTTGGCTTTAGGGGGGTAGGTTATGACAGACATTGATAAACGGTTATTGATTGATACTGTAACAATTCAGAAAACCACAGGAGAAAAAGACGGATGGGGTAAAGAAGTATTTGAGAGCCCAGTGACCCTTAGAACTGTTAGGTTTGACAGACAGTATCAAGTCAAAGGTACGAAGAACAACCGTAAAGAGTCCAAGCCTAGTACGTTATTTGTGTACCCTAAATATTGCCCAATCGTCTTAGACAAGACCTTTGAAAATGCCATTATCAACGACGGAGAACGTGAGTACAGAGTGACCTCTGTGGTTCCTGTCAGTTATCCACACAAACAAAAAGTATTTTGCTATGAAGTGGAGTGTATCTGATGGGAATAGGCGTATCTGTCAAGATTGATTTAAAAGGTATTGAGAAAAAGGTATCCCCACAGGCACTAGCTAAGGGGAAGTTAGCTATCGCTAATCAAATGTTGACTGACTTTACCCCTTTTATTCCTCGAAAGAGTGGAGACTTAAGTGGTAGCGGTCAGGCTACTAAGGATGGGGTTAAATATCCTGGACCTTACGCTAGAGCTCAATTCTACGGATCGAGCTATAACAAGAATAGGAGTTTTGTCTTTAAGAAGTACACGACTCCTGGAACAGGCAAGCGGTGGGACTTGAAAGCCTCAGTGTTATATCTTGATGATTGGAAGAAAACGGGTCTAAGAGCAATGGGAGTAAAAGCATGAATAACAATGATTTTTCAGAAGTCCTTAGAGATTTCATCAACACACTAAACCTCCCTCTGGCTTGTAAGCTAGATTACTTATCAGAGGGGGAGGATTTAGTCCTTTATCCTTTGCCAGGTGGGAAGATTTTAACAGAGTACATGAACGGCAAGCAGGACATTAGCCTTGTCTTTGAGGTGGCAATCAAAACGACTGATCACCAGAAGACAAGCTCTATCCTGTGGGCCATCAATCATGCTCTCGCTGATTTTAATCTGGAACTACCTAGCAAAAATAATTCATATCAATTCAGAGGCCTTGAAGTTTCACAGCCATTCCTAAATGACCGTGATGAGCAAGGCTTTTATATTTACATGTTAGATGTAACGGCAAAACTTGAAACAAATGGAGGAAACTAAATGCCAAAAATGAAAAACGCCAAACGCAAACACTTTCTTGCGCCATGGTTACCAACAGCACCAGCTACTGAGCCAGGTAATAACGCCTGGAAATGGCTTGCGGACGGAGTAAAAACCGCCGAGGCTGAAAATGACGAGGATACAGATGACATTGCATACTACAACGGCGACGGCACCAAAAAAACTGTAGTGACGTCTGTTAAGAGTGGTTACAGTTTTGAGGGCGATTACATCAAAGAGGATGAAGCTCAGGCAATTGTTGCAGCTATGCGCTTTAAAACTGGAGATGACCGTAATGTCTGGTTTAAAGTGGTAGACGCTGATGGCAAAACTCAATATGTCGGAGTCGCTACTGTCTCAGGTATCAAAATTGGAGGCGGAGATGCGTCTGAGTATGAGACCTTTGAGTGCACTATCAGCTGGAATGTAGCGCCTAAACAGTCTGCTGTAGTCGGTTGATGATTTGATCTAGGGGAGTGAACAGGCTCCCCTTTTTATTTTTGATTTTAAAAAATTAGTAGGAGAGAAAACAAATGGTAGTAATTAAGAAACGTGACAATGTCATCCCTGTTGATTTTGGAGAGTTCAGGCTTGAATTTGTAGCCAATGACAAAAACATCCACAAAATGGAGTCAGTTGGTAAAAAGCTCAAAAAAGACGGCGAAAAACTAGCCAACACAGAAGACAGTAAGGCCTTTGAAACTTTACAAGACTTGGTAAAAGGGTCATGGACAGAGCTGTTTGACCAAGACGCTTATAACAAGGTCTATGATTTCTCTAACGGCTCGACTGTCGATACTATGGCTTACTTGCTTGAGGCTATCACAGGGGTTATCTCAGAATGGGAGAAACGCAACAATACAGATGCCCTCAAAAAATATCTAGGTGACTGACATGCTGGACCTATCAAGGAAATTGACAGATGAGTTAGTCCTTGGTGATGATGTGTATCCAATGAATATCGCTTTTAACAAGGTCTTGAAAGTGGTGGAGCTGATCAATGATGATGACATCGACGAGCTTTACAAGCCTTTTCTGGCTATTCAAATCTTGACTGGTGTAGATTTTACTCAGGCTTTGACGCCTAAACAGGCTACAGCAATCTTTAAGATGATTTTTGAGGAGCATATCAGAATTATTCCAGCTAAAGATACAGCACCAGTACTGGACCTAGCAGGAAATCCAATCAAGAGCAAGATACGCTCCAGGAGCCAATCTGAGGGAGGAGATCGTCTCTTTAGCTTGAAGTATGACGCTGAGTATATTTACTCATCGTTTCTCCAGGCTTACGGAATTGACCTCATAGACGCTCAGAACAGCTTACATTGGAAGAAGTTCAACGCTTTACTCAATGGCCTGCCTAGTGATACTAAATTTGCTGAGGTGCTGAAGATACGCTCTTACAAGCCCCAAAAGGGCGACAGTAAGCAGTACAAGGAGAACATGAAGAAACTCAAAAAAGAGTATGCTCTACCTGATGAATTTGACTACTAATTTTAGAAAGGAGGTACACAATGGCAGATGGTTCAGTTACTATCAAGGTTGACATGGACGGCTCCAATGCTCAGGCTGGAGTGAATAAGCTCAAGTCTCTTTTTGGAGGCCTTGAAAGTGCAGGGCAAAAAGTAGGCTCAGTATTCAAGTCAGTCCTAGGAGCTAATTTGATTGGCTCAGCCCTTACTACAGGGATTGGTACTATTACTAGTGGTATCCGTGAAATGGCCTCTGAGCTAAACAGTTCACAGAAAGCCTGGAAAACATTTGAGGGAAACCTCCAAGCCTTTGGACGATCAGCTGAGGAAATCAAGGCAGCTAAGACCGAAATGCAGGACTTTGCAACCAAAACCATCTACTCAGCCTCTGATATGGCTAGTACTTACTCACAGCTTGACGCAGTTGGGACTAAAAATGTTGGTAGTCTAGTTAAGGCTTTTGGTGGACTTGCAGCCTCTGCTGAAAATCCAGCCCAAGCCATGAAATCATTGTCCACTCAGGCAACACAGATGGCAAGTAAGCCTAAAATTGCCTGGATGGATTTTAAGATTATGATGGAACAAGCTCCAGCTGGTATGGCTGCAGTCGCAAAAGAGATGGGAATGTCTACCGCTGAGCTTGTAAAAGCCGTCCAAGACGGAAAAGTCAAGACAGAGGACTTTTTTGACGCTATGAACCGTGCAGGAAACTCTGACGCTTTCCAAAAGATGGCTACAGAGTTCAAAACGGTTGACCAGGCTATAGACGGTGCCAAGGAAAGCCTCTCTAATAAGCTCATGCCAGCCTTTGAAAAGCTCAATAAGTTTGGTATCAAGGCAGTAAATGCTGTTTCAGACGCTTTGGACAAAATCAATTTTGACAGTATTGCTGAAAAGCTAGGTGCGTTTTTAGAAGGGATAGACATTGAGGGGTTTGTCACTAGAATCAGCTCATCAATCTCTAATGTTGTTTCCAAAATCAAAACGTTTTGGGAGGCATTCTCAAATACAGGAGCAGTTAGTGCTTTTGTCGAGGCTATTAAGAGTATTTCAGGAGCGATTGGTCATGTGTGGGATAGTTTGACAGCATCAGAAGTGTTGACAACCTTAGGAAGTGTACTAGGCAATATTGTCAAGTGGCTTTCTCAGGCTGCAACCGCAGTAGCTAACTTTGTTTCAGGCTTAGATCCAGGGACAATCCAAAGTGTAGCAACGGCGATTATTAGCATTGGTACAGCTTTGATAGGTATCAAGGCGGGAGTCAAGATTGCTCAGGCTCTAAAAACAGCCTTTGATTTTGGTAAGAATCTAGTTAGTTTAGTAAGTAACATTCTAGGATTGACAACAGCCCAACTTGCTAACGCTGGAGCAAGTGCCGCAATGAGCGCAGGGAATACAGCAGTTGGGACAACGGCATCCGCAAGTGCTGGCTCTGTTTTGAGATTGGCCGCTGCAGTTCTTATGATTGGCGCAGGGGTCTTGATGGCTGCCGCTGGTGTTTATGTCCTGGTACAGGCAGCTATACAACTTGCCTCAGCTGGAGCTGGTGCACAGGTTGCAATGCTTGCCATTGTAGCAGGTATTGCCTTGCTTGCTGTGGGAGCAGCTACATTAGGTCCAGCATTGACAGCAGGAGCTGTAGGTATTTTAGCTTTTGGAGCTTCCGTTGCTCTTATTGGTGCTGGTATTGCAGTTGCTGCTCTTGGGATTTCTGTACTTGTTACAGCTATCTCTAACGGAATGACTCAGATCATTAACGCCATATCTGCAAATGCACCACAAATTGTAACAATTATCCAGGCTATTGCTGATGGTATCAGTACGGCTATGAGTGGTATTGCTGGCATTATTGACTCTATTGGAGGAGTGATCTCTACAGCTTTGCAAGGCATTGCTAATATCATCATCTCTGTTGGTGTATCCATCAATATTGCTCTACAAGGTATTGCTGATATTTTCAAGTCGGTTGGAGAGGCAATCTCTACGGCTGCTCAAGGTATCGGTAAAGGGATTGAGAGTGTCTTTAATGGCATTGCTAACATTATCAACTCTGTAGGTACTGCAATTAAAAGTGTATTAGACGGCCTTGCTAACGTGTTTAACTCTCTTGGCACTGCTGCTCAAAAGGCAGGAAACGGATTTAAGCAACTAGCTCAAGGGGTTGTAATGATCACTAATACTAATCTTGGAGATATGGCAGCCTCTTTGGCCGCTGTTGCTATTGGTGTAGGTAAAATCTCAGGAGCAAGCGCTGGCATGGCTAGCGTTGGTGCAGGTATGCAGGCACTGGGAACAGGTCTACTCACAATACAAGCCAGCGGAGCCATGGCCGTTGCTGTACTAACAACAATGGCAAGCACCATTCCTACAATTTCAGCCTCTGTAACTACTTTAGCCCCAGCGATGACATTGGCTGGTACTGCTATGAGTTCCTTTGCAACATCAGTAATGACCTCTTTTGTAGGTTTATCAGGGGCAACAGCTAGCATTACTATCCTACAAAGTGGGTTAGTTGCTTTGTCAAGTTCAATGTTGATGGCACAGGCTGGAGCCCTAGCTATATCAGCAGGATTTACAGCAATCAGTGGAGTTGTGAGTGCTTTAGTTGGCGTACTTGGTACAATACCAGGTCAGTTTACACTGATTACCACATCAGCAATCATGGCAACTACTGCCATTATGCAGTTAGCTACATCCGCTCCTATGGTTGCCTCGGCCTTTTCTAGTATCTCGGCAGCTGCTGGATCAGCAATGTCTCTACTCAATTCTGTTGTGCAGTCAGCAATGTCTCAAGCTGTAGCAATAATGCGCTCAAGCATGCAACAGATGGTGTCTGTGGTCCTGCAATCGGCAACTCAGATGACTCAAGCCGGTCAACAGGCAGGTCGTGGGGTCTCTAATGGCATTACTAACGGCATCCGCTCAGGAATTGGATCAGCAACGGCTGCAATGTCAGCTATGTTAAGTTCAATCCGTTCTAGGGCAATGTCAGGGGCTGGAGCTATGCGTTATGCAGGGAGCATGATTGGGCAAGGTTTGGCGCAAGGTATGTACTCAGCACTTGGGGCTGTCACTGCGGCAGCTAATGCGCTTGTCGCTCAAGCTGAGAGAGCAGCGCAAGCTAAGGCTAAAATCCATAGTCCGTCACGACTATTTAGAGACAATGTAGGTAGATACATTGCTCAAGGTATTGCCGTGGGTATTGAACAGAATAGCTCTGATGTGGTTGATAGTCTGGCATACGTTCAGAAAGAGATGTCAGCGTTCAAATTTGGCGCTGAGGACTTGCTAGGTTTAGGGAAACACACTGTATCTAGTCAGTTTAGGCTCAAATCACTCACAGAACGAGCAGAAACAAGCCAAATCGAGGTTGTTCGTGACCAGGCTGACAAAGTCCTGGCTAGAGCTCTTGAAGTGGCTGAGGAGGCTGTCAAGCGCCCTGTGAACATGGTGCTAGATGATGGTACTCTGGTTGCTAAAATCGGAGCCCCAATGACTAACTATCAAAATGATAAGTTAATGATTGATAACATGATGAGAGGTATTACCTAATGAATAATGACACAATCACAATCAATGGATTTGACCTCTCTGAGGTTATTGACATTATAGACATCATCCGTCCAGTAGGTAACGAGCGCCATATCACTACTAATGACGCTCCACTTTTAGGAGTAAATCTGCAAGAGGTACGGACAGGCGCTAAAATCATCAAAGTCAAGTTTGCTATGCAATATGGGAACGGCATGACACTTGAAACGGCTAAGCACAAACTAGCTGGTATTTTTAACACCTCTGAGGCTGTCAAAATCATCATTTCAGACGAGCCTGACAAGTATTACATGGGTCTAGTATCTGGCTCTGTGGATATGGAAAACATTACTAGATGGTTTCAAAAAGGCAGTTTTGACCTGATTATCCCTGACGGAGTAGCTCACAGCTCAACCTATAAGCGTTTTGATAACGGACAAGAGCAACCTGACAAGGTTGTTTTTAATTTGGTCAATAATGGCAACGTCCCAGCTTTTCCTGTGGTCACTGTTAAAAACAACGCCGAGAATGGCTATATAGGTATCGTCAATACTAGCGGAGCTTTTGAGGTTGGAGACCGTAAAGAAGCTGATACTGAAACAGTCAAGCGCTCTGAGGTCTTACTTGACTTTAGAGGCGATAAAATCGCTGATGGTCTTGCAAGAGCAGTAAAAAACAGCTCAGTGACTAATAGTCCAGAGAATTTAAACGGGACATCCGAACTAGTCACAGTGGCTGGAAAGAAACGTGTCAGGCTAAGAGAGCAGTTTAGCGGAACATATAACAAAAGCTATTCAACAGGCTTGTCATGGGAAATACCATCTGACTCAACAGGTCAAAAAGGATCACTCAATGACTACATCTTTTGCAAACTTGTCTATCAACTAGACTCTGTGGCTCAATGTGGCTTTATTAAAGTGACTGTGACTGACGCAAATAATCAATTTCTGTACGGTATTGAGACTTACAAACGATATAATGGCCTATACTGTGGTTTTAACATTTTTGCAACAAACAACAACAATGACTATAATTTCTTAAAAACTTTGGACTTTGACTCATCTAGTGACCAAAACAGAAATCCTTTTGCGAAAACAAGGGGGCAGTTTGAAATCATGAGAAACGATGAGAGAGTTCAAGTCTATTATAATGGCTCACACTATAATTTTTTCGTTCCTGAAATCAGAGGTAAAAAATCAGCTAAAATCCACGTTACGATTGGTGGCTTTCACGGAAAGGTGATTATCCCTCACTTATATCTTGATGAGCTGATGTATCGAAAGGATTTTGTGTCAGTTATTAACGACTTGCCAAACCGTTATCCAATAGGATCAAATGTCATTCTTGACAGCGAAAACAACTCAGTCACAGTAGATGGAATTGAGAAAGCTGTAGATGTTGTTCAGGGTTCAAAATTTTTGAGTATACCACCAGGAAGCAGTCAGCTTGAGGTCTATTGTTCAAACTGGGTCAAGACCAAACCCACTGTCAAAGTAGAATTTAAAGAAAGGTATCTATAGCAATGTTATTGACAATACATGACTCAAATTTGAGAAAAGTGGCATTTGTGGACAATGAAAAGCAAGGAACATTAAACTATTTCAATGATACCTGGACAAGGTATTTAGAGACAGGCTCTAGTACCTTTGATTTTACTGTTTTTAAAAAGGCCATTATCTCTGATATAGGTCGGAAAAGAACCTATAACGCTCTAAATGAAAAGGCTTTTGTATCATTTCAATATAAAGGCAAGACTTATCTACATACTATCCGAAAAGTTGAAGAAAATGAGAAAGTTATCAAGTGTTATAGTATCAACCTAAACCTTGAGCTGATAAATGAGTACGCTAACCCTTACAAATCCTCTAAAGCTATGAGCTTTAAGGAATTTTGTGAGGAGATGGACTTACTCAACTATACTTTCTTAAAGATCGGTATCAATGAGATTTCAGATAAAAAGATTTCTGCTGAGTGGGAGGGTACAGATACCAAGCTAAATAGACTATTAAGTCTAGCTAAGAAGTTTGGCGCTGAAATTGAATTTGACACCCGCCTCAACGATGACAGCTCTATCAAGTCATTTATGGTTAATGTATATCATGAACACGATGACAACCATCAAGGTGTAGGACAAGTCAGCTCAATAGTTTTAGAGTATGGCAAAAACCTCAAGACAATCACTAGGACGATTGACAAGACAGGGATTTATAACTCAGTCAAACCCACAGGCAAGGATGAGCATGGAAACGTAATTGACATTAGCGGTCTTGGAGCCTGGTCAGTCAATAATGCCAAAGGAGAGCGTGAATTTTATCAATTAGGAGCTCATCTAGTAGCTCCTCTTTCTATGCAGATGTATCCATCTACATTCACACACTCAACAGGTACTCTAGACCAGTATATTCGTAAAGATATGACTGTAGAGAGTTCAAATCCTGAGGTCATCCGATCAACAGCCTACCGTGAGCTCAAAAAGAACTGTTATCCAGCAGTCACTTATGAGGCTGAGGGCTTTGCGGATCTGGAAATAGGAGACACAGTCAAAGTCTATGATGACGGCTTTAACCCTACTCTTTTGCTTGAGATGAGAGTATCTGAGCAAGTCATCAGCTTTACGAACCCCAAGAATAATAAGACAACTTTTTCAAACGCCAAAGCACTTGAAAATAGACTATCTCAAGGCATTCAGCAACAGCTAGACCGAATGATAGAGGACGCAAAACCTTATACTATTAAGCTAGCTACGGATAACGGCACAGCCTTTAAAAACGGTCAAGGTCAGACGATTGTGACCCCTACTTTAATAAAAGGTAACAAGGTTATCAATAGTGGCTGGCGTTGGGTTGTTGATGGTGTAATCAAAGCTACTAGCTCCAGTTACATTGTGAGGGCTGCTGACATCAATCAAAAAATGGTATTGACGGTCTCTGCTTGGGTTGATAATAAGGAAGTGTCCTCCGAACAGGTTACTTTTTTAAATGCTTATGATGGTACTAAAGGTGATAAAGGAGATCCAGGCAAAGACGGCATTGCTGGTAAGAATGGAGTAGGTTTAAAATCTACTGTCATTGCTTACGCATCGTCTACATCAGGAACTAGCGCTCCTAGTTCTGGATGGACAAGCACTGTTCCAGTGATTCCAGTAGGTCAATATCTATGGACTAAAACAATTTGGAGTTACACAGATAACACCTCTGAAACTGGATACTCAGTTGCTAGGATTGGTAGAGACGGAAATACTGGTAGAGATGGGGTCGCTGGCAAGGATGGCGTGGGTATCCGTGCAACAACCGTAGTTTATGCTAGCTCCACATCAGGAACTGTTCCACCAACTAGTGGATGGTTGTCTCAAATCCCTAGCGTTCCAGCTGGTCAGTATTTGTGGACTAAAACAACCTGGAACTATACAGATAATACCTCTGAGACAGGTTTTTCTGTGGCAAAAATGGGTGAAACTGGACAAAAAGGTGCTAAAGGAGACCCTGGACCCCAGGGGGCAATAGGTCCTAAAGGTGATAGAGGAGAAAAAGGCGAAAAGGGAGAGCGAGGTTTACAAGGTATCCAAGGTTTGCAAGGCCCAAAAGGTGACCAAGGCATTCCTGGAGTAAAAGGGGCAGACGGTCGTACACAGTACACTCACATGGCTTATGCTGATAACGCTGCTGGCGGAGGATTCAGTCAAACAAACACTGACAAAGCCTTTGTTGGGGTGTACTTTGACTTTAATCCAACAGATAGCAGAAATCCTACTGACTATCGCTGGACGAGATGGAAAGGTCGTGATGGCGCCGATGGACTACCAGGTAAACCAGGAGCAGATGGAAGAACGCCTTATGTTCACTTTGCTTATTCTGACAATGCGGATGGTTCTGGTTTAACAATGACAGATAACGGGCAGCGTTATTTTGGTCATTATTCAGACTATGAAAAAACCGATAGCTCAGATAAAACGAAGTACAAATGGGCTGATCGTTGGGCTAAAGTTGAGGTTGGTTCACAGAACAGGTTTGTCCGAGATACTTCAGTTGCGGGGTATTTAGCAAATGCTGGGATTATCTCTCCAGCTAATTCTGTAAATAAAGAAAGGACGTCAGATTTTATTGACATCAATGGAACATCTAATCTCATCTATCAGCTTTGGGTAACTACACCTAACGGAGGAATGCCTTGGCATGCTTGGCAATTTTACGATGCTAATAAATCACCTATCGGAACTCGACTTACAGGTAGGGACAGTTATACTGTTCGTGCTCAAAAGTGGCATATAGTCAATAATATTACAGTACCAGCAACCGCTAAATTTATTAGATTATCTGCTAGAACTTACGAAGATGTCAAAATTAAGTTAGAGATAGGCAATGTACCTACAGACTGGTCTCCATCTCCTGAAGATATTCAGATAGACATTGACTCTAAAGCTGATCAAGGGCTGACTCAGGAACAAATCAATGCGCTAAATGAAAAGGCTGGGATTATTCAAGCTGAGGTTGAGGCTAAGGCTAGCGCTGACACACTTGATAATTGGATAAAGGCTTACAAGGACTTTGTCAAGGCCAACGAGACAGCAAGGGCACAAGCTGAGAAAGATTTGATTGCAGCTAGCCAGCGTGTCTCTAATATTGCTAAGGATCTTGGAGAATTATCTGACCGCTGGAATTTCATCGATAGCTATATGAGCTCATCGAATGAGGGGCTTGTGATTGGTAAGAATGACGGTAGCTCTAGCATGATGTTCAATCCTAACGGCCGTATCTCAATGTTTAGCGCTGGTGTCGAGGTTATGTATATTTCTCAAGGTGTAATCCACATCGAGAACGGTATTTTCTCTAAAACTATCCAGATAGGACGCTTTAGGGAGGAGCAGTATCACATTAACCCAGATATGAACGTAATTAGATATGCAGGAGGTGCTTAATGGCTGATTTTTGGTCAAATACTAATAGAGGTTATCGTATCAGATTGTGGTTAGATCAAACCTCGCAGAGCATTGAAGACAATAGCAGTCAAGTCAGGGTTAGACTTGCCTTGTTAAATACTTTTACGACTTTCGCAGAATACAACTGTACTGCTTCGGTGACTATTGATGGACAGACTATCAATTGGTCAGGACGTCCATCAATGCTTAGTCAAAATCAGGTAATCATGCTAATTGACCGAACTGTCACAGTCGGCCATAACGCAGACGGAACCAAGACATTTAATTTGTCCGCTAGCTTTTCAGGGAGTGGTGGATGGTCTCCTGGCGATCTAAATATTGATGGTAACTCGTTTACTTTGACAACAATCCCAAGATCTAGCTCTGTGAGCGTGAGCGCTGGGGTCATTGGCAGTACGGTTACTATCAACATTAACCGTCAAAGTTCCAGTTTTAAGCATACAGTGCGCTATGTCTGGGCTGGTAAGAGTGGAACGATTGCAAACAATGTAGACACATCCACTAGCTGGACGATTCCTCTTGACTTTGCCAATGACATCCCAAACTCAGAGAGTGGAACAGGGACTATCTACGTTGATACGTATTCAGGCTCTACCAAGACTGGCACACAGTCAACCACACTGACGGCTAGCGTACCAGCAAATGTGAAACCAACATTTTCAGGGATTTCCTTGTCTGACTTGAATGGTGTAGCACAAAACCTCATCCCAAACCCTAACACGTTCATCCAGGTCATCTCTAATATCAAAGTGGCTTTCAATGGTGCAATCGGTTCTTACGGTTCATCTATCACTGGATATTATGCCGAGATTGTCGGCAAGAACCAATCCACAAGCTTGAACGGTGGGAGCTTGGGCATTATGAATTATCACGGAGCTATCAAAATCAGAGCAAGCGTCTCTGATAGCCGTGGCAGATGGTCTGATACTAGAGAGGTATCTGTGACCGTGCTTGAGTATTTTGCTCCTGCTCTTAGCTTCAGCATCGCTAGAACAGGCTCAACCTCTAGCACCTTGACTATCACACGAAATGCCAAGATAGCGCCCTTGACTGTCTCAGGAAGTCAAAAAAACTCAATGAGATTGACATTCAAGGTTGCGCGACTAGGGACTAACTCTTACACAGTTGATAATGGACCAGCTTCTGGAGCATGGACAAGTATCTCAAGTCTAGTCAATTCACAAGCTAACCTTGCTGGGAACTATCTAGCTAATCAATCGTGGGTTGTGATTGGCACGCTAGAGGACAAGTTCACTAATTCGCAATTCATGGTCAATGTGGCCACAGAGAGCGTGGTTTTGTCTTATGACCGCTCTGGCGTGGGCGTCAATAAAATTCGTGAGCAAGGCGCTCTTGATGTTAAGGGTGACATCTACGCTAATAATCAGCCTATCCAACAGTATCAAATCACTGACAATAATGGATGTGGGAAGATCATCAAACAGGATTTTAATTCCATGAAAAATACTGGCTTTTGGTGGATAGACGGAAACTCTCAAAATAATCCATTTGGGGCTTGGGGGATGTTGGAGGTCTTCAGACCTAACCCTAACTCTCAGGAATGTATCCAACGCTTCACAACATCTGTAGGATATATGGCAGTTAGGGAGAATGGTTTTGATAACAACTGGAGGCCATGGCGCTACCTAGTGCAACAATCAAAATCCACTAACAACTCTGATTATGTAGCTCTGCTAAAATCAGAAAGCGATCCGACTCCTTGGCGAAACATAACTCTACAAAATGGGTGGCAACATCATCAGCAGTACAATGATGTACAATATTCAAAGTCGTTTGATGGAGTGGTGTATTTGCGTGGAGTTGGGGCGAAAGGGAAGACAGCTTATGGAACGGTTATAGCTCAATTACCAGTGGGATTTAGACCGTTACATTCAACTTATGTTTTTGCAATTAACGACGATTTTACAGTTGCGGTTTTATGCATTTTAACGTCGGGAGAAATAGTTGTAAGAAAGAACGTTGACGCTACTTGGCTTAACTTTGACAACGTATCTTTCAAAATTTAAAAAGGAGAAAGTATGAAATTAGAATATGGGACAAAGTCCTTGGAATATGACGGTAGCGGAACAGCAACTGCTACAAAGGTCACGCTAGTCAATGCAGATGGTGCTATCGTACCAATTCTCTTACCAGCTGATAAAATCAGCTTGTCTAACACTGAGCTTTTCGAGCTCGCCCTGGAAGCTCTTTATCAAGAGAATTTTCCAAACCGTGCTGAAAACGAAAAATTCAACAAGGTAAATGAGCAAATCCAGAAAAACCAAGAGAGCGTGACAAAGGTAGAACAGGCTGCAACTGATAACAAGGAAAATCTGGACACAGTCTCAGCTATCACTGAGGTCTTGATTGCTCTAGCCATTTCTCAAAATGGAGGTATGCCTACTCATGCTTACAATAAAGTGGCTGGGTTTATTAAGCCACTTGTGAAGAGCACACGCTATGCAAATGGTGACATCGTGGCCATGCCTTATCCATTTGAAAACAATGCCAAATGGCCAAAAGGCACGCAAACTATCTTTATGTTTCAGATGAGAGCAAACGAGGGGTTCACATACAAAGACCAAGCACTCTCTGACATGCTGCAGCAAGGTGTGTTGACTGTAGTCATGCCACGGATCGATTAAAAAGGAGGATATATGCAAATCGAATTTTTCAATTTTTTTAGAAGCCTTATCCAAACAGAAGATGGTTTGGTATTGTATGCTCTAGCGCTAATTGTTTCAATGGAAATTATTGATTTTGTGACAGGGACAATTGCAGCTATTGTCAACCCAGACATTGAGTATAAGAGTAAAATCGGCATCAATGGGCTCCTTCGCAAGATTTTAGGAGTCCTCTTGTTGATGATTCTCATTCCTATGTCCGTTCTGCTGCCTGAAAAGACAGGCTTCGCTTTCTTGTACTCAATTTATCTTGGGTACATCGCATTTACTTTTCAATCGCTCATTGAAAATTATCGCAAACTAAAAGGAAATGTCACTCTTTTTCAGCCGATTTTAAAAGCGTTTCAACGCTTGCTTGAAAAAGATGAAGATAAAAATAAAGGAGAATAACACATGCAACAAATTACTGAAATCATTATTGCTTCAGCAACTGGAATCTTGACTATCCTAGCTGGTATCGTAGTCAAATCGATTAAGGATTTTCTTGTCAAAAAGGGTGGAGAAAAGACCATCAAGATTGTTGAAATCTTGGCCAAAAACGCAGTGAACGCAGTTGAGCAAGTCGCTTCTGAGACTGGATACAAAGGCGAAGAGAAGTTGGAGCAAGCACGAACTAAAATCCGTGCAGAGCTTAGCAAATACAACATCAGCATGACAGATAAGGACTTGGACACATTCGTTGAGTCAGCGGTCAAGCAGATGAATGAAGCTTGGAAAGGAGAATAAACAAATGAAAAAAAACGACTTATTCATCGATGTAGCAAGCCATCAGGGCTATGACATTACAGGAATTTTGGAGCAGATGGGAACAACTAACACTATCATCAAAATTTCAGAAGGTACGACCTATTTAAACCCTTGCTTGTCTGCTCAAGTTGAGCAATCCAATCCTGTTGGATTCTACCATTTTGCTTGGTTTGGAGGTGACATCGAAGAAGCTGAACGAGAGGCACGCTACTTCCTTGATAATGTACCTCAAAAAGTAAAATACTTGTGTCTTGATTACGAAGATCACGCTAGCGGAGATAAACAGGCAAATACAGATGCATGTATTCGCTTTATGCAAGTGATTGCCGAAGCTGGGTATAAGCCTATTTATTACAGCTACAAACCTTTCACGCTTAATAACTTGAACTATCAGCAAATCCTTGCACAGTTCCCAAACAGCCTTTGGATTGCTGGGTATGGGTTAAACGATGGGAACGCTGATTTTGAATACTTCCCATCTATGGACGGCATTCGCTGGTGGCAATACTCAAGCAATCCGTTTGACAAGAATATAGTGTTACTAGATGACGATGAAGAAGATATTTTGATCAGCAAAAACACTAGTACAGACATTGATACCGTAGCAAACGAGGTCGTGCAAGGCCTTTGGGGTAATGGGCAAGAACGTTTTAATAACCTATCAAATGCTGGTTACGATGCGCAAGCCGTGCAAGACAAGGTAAATGACCTCTTAAATGCTGAAAATACTAGTAAAGACTTGGATACGTTAGCTAATGAAGTGCTACAAGGCTTGTGGGGGAACGGTCAAGAGCGTTTCGACAACTTAACAACCGCTGGTTACGACGCACAAGCGGTTCAAAATCGAGTTAATGAATTGCTTTCTTAAAGATCTGACTAAAAACCTGTATAAAATCAAAAATAGATTACACAAAACCGCTCAGTTTTTGAGCGGTCTTTTTTTGTTTTCTCTAAAAGTGCTTTCTAATAAGTATTTTTACTATCCTTGATTGAGATGTTGGTGGTCTTGCTCATCA